CTCCCATCCAGAACGATATGTAGGGTTACCTTTACCTATATATTTTTGTGAATTGATAGGTTTAAAAATGCCTTGACGAAATTTTTTATTCTTTTTAATAAATATAGTTATGACATTTGAAGAAAAAATCATTAAGAATAGTGAAATAAGACAAAAAAATTTAATGCGACCAGCTAAAATTGCATTTGAAAAACCAGATACTGGGGTGACTATTAATAAAAAAGGTGCATATTTTTTAATTAAAGACTCTGCTGATATAACTGTAAAGTATTTACCATTATTATCGTATGGTAGTTTTAAAACCCCTATTATAGATTTGAAAGGCAAATTTACTCAATCAGAAATTATTGATTTTGTGGGAAGAGCTAAAGAGGAAAGCTATACTAATCAATTGTTAAGTGTAATTTTAACTGATATTGGTTGTACGCAACCTATAACTCAAATTGTAGATGATGATAAATCTGAAGAATTGGATTTATCTTTTAGTGATGATGAAGACGTTTACGGAGATTACGAAACCGAAGAAGAGGTTGCTATTAAAACATCTTCATCCACCACACAAGCTATAGATGTTGAAGATGCTAGTATAGTTATTCAAAAGCTTATAGAAGTTTTTAACGCTAAATAATCAACCAACAAAGAATAGAGGTGGGTCTGCATCCCCTTGACCTGGAGCAGATCCAGTCATTAATTGCTCCTCTAGCTTTTCTTTCTCTGATAAACCTTGCGTCATAAATTCAGATGCATTTAAGCTACCGCCTCCGAAGAGAGTAACATTACCATACTTACCTCTAATATTAGCAACCGACATTTTAGTCAACGCTAAAGCATATTGATACACCCATAACTCTTTTAATATATCTCTAATAGGCCTTTCGACGTAACAAGAGACAACCCCGTAAAATCTAACGTTGCTACTACTTGCGTTAGGTTGAGGAAACATTCTTAGAATTTGGGTTCTTTCATCAAACGCATATGAACGTTTTGTTGCTAGCATTTTTTCTCTTGTTTCTAACCAATTTTTTAAGGTATACCAACTAATTAAATCAAAACCATAATTACCCATTGCATAACTAAAATATGTTTGCTGAGCTAAGGTTTGTTCAATTGTAAACAATGTATTGATACCAGTGCTTGAACCTTCTTCAAAATCGGTAACTGCAATTACCTTTCTGTAATCCATTACATCGTAATCAAAACTATTAATTAATTGATTTGAATCGTTAGCAACCGACCCCTGTCTGGTAATATTATTTTTAACTTGTGGTTGGAATAAATCCCCTATAGCGGATAATTCAGTTACAATTTCATTGTAAAAATCTTCTGCAAAAATATCATTAGATGCTATACCATTTTCTAAAGCTGATGATAGACTTGAAATTGAACTGAATAATGAACCTGGTATGGCTGAAGTGGCTGTAAATACTGTCTCTTTAGTATTAATAGACTTGGTAAAATCTTTATTGGGAGTTTTTAATTCTTTTTGTTCAGCAAAGGTCTCACTATTTTGTAGAGTAAAAAGATCGTCTATTTTTATACCGTAATCTTTTTTATACAAATTACTATCAAATATTAGATACTCTTTAGTGTAACCAGCAAACTTACTAAAATATTCAACCGCAATACTAATATTTTCATACAGCTGATCTCTATGTATTTCAACATTAGTAAAAGGATAACCCAAAGATCTTAGTATCCTATCCCCAAGTCTATTAAAATTATCGACTCTAGAATTAAGATTTGTACTTTGAAAACCGGATATAGGAGCTATTTCACATTTTGACATCATAAATATTTAATAAAATCGATGTAAGTTAATAAATAATAATATGGCAAGAGGTGACGTATCAATAACAGTAGTACCTACTACATCAGCAAATGGCTCAAGTGAAGTTAATATTATACAAGATACAACTTTACTAGCTCAATACATCAATGATAATAAACCAGCGAATCATGATGTACTTGAAGTTAGCTTTAGAGGTCCACGACCTATTGTAATTTATAGAGAACACGCTTAATTAATTAAGCTGGCTCTTCAGGTGCTACTTCAGGTGCTGCTTCAGGAGCAGGTTCAGCACCTACATCAGCAGGTCCTCCACCAAATTCAGGAGGTACTTCCCCATCAGCCCCTCCAGCAGGTGCACCCATACCACCACCAGCAGGTGCTTCCCCTTCAGCTGATCCTGATAGTTCATCTCTCCAATTAGGACCACCAGCTCCAATTTGCTGTAGCTCCCATTGTAGTTCAGCATCTTTACGTAAGAACTCTCTATTAGCCTTTACATCAACATCATTCCAACCTAGATAACGTTTTTGAGCATAAGTTGCTGCGACGAATTCGTTAGACGCTAACGAATTGAAGTTTGTAGCTTTAAGTTCTAACTTTTGACTCTCTCTCAATTCATAGAAATTAGTTGGTACGTTAAATTCTAAATGTAAATTAGGAGCTTTAAGATCGTATTCATCGAAAAAGCCCTTTAATTTTAAATGCGTTATAAATCCATTTTTAAGACCACCAGCAAATTGCTGTTGTAATCTAATAATAAATTTAGCAAATTTTAATTCTTCTCTTAATATTTCATTACCATCGCTAAATCCGCTTTCAGGATTTAATCTATTGAGAGGTACTTTTAATGCTTTATATAGTTTATTAACAAAATACATTAAGTCTGCTAACTCACCTAAGTTAGCACCTCCTGCTAATTGTGTAACCGATGTACCTTCCGAACCAGCTCTTTTAGCAAACCAGAATGAATCAAGCATTGATTGAGGATTAAACTTCTGAACTTGACCTGATTGATTAGAATCAAAAGTCTTTTTGCTCCAATATTCTTGTATTAGCTTTCTTAAATAAGCCTCAGCTTTAGGCGGTGCCATATTACCGACATCAACATTAAATACTAAACGTTCTGGAGCTCTAACTAATCTATAAATTACAATAGCATCTTCAACTAGTGATAACTGTCTATATGACCTTCGTGCATTTTCAATAAATGGTAATCTAAATGTCTTATCTTGATTCCATATACCAGAATTAATATATGAAACTTGATTATCATCCATCGGAATAAAATCAAATTTTTCTATTTTTTCTGGTTTATTAGGATCAAATATAGGTTTACGTAAAATATAACCTTTAATGATCATATTTTGTATATTATCATATATAGGGTCAATTAAATCTGTAGGCAAAGCAACAGCACCTAAAATTCCATCATCCGTATAACCTTGATGAATAATATGCTCGAAATAAAGTTCACCTTCTATTAATAACTGTCTAAAATATTCAAACCCTTTCTTTTCGAAGTTGAAATAATCAATATATTTTTCAAATTCATCTTTTATATTTTGCTGTTTCTCTTCATCTATATCAGTATTTCTAAAGATTAAATTGATAATATTACCTGCATCATCTTTATTAACACATTCATCACATATTTCATCTAATGCATCGCTAATCTCAGAAAATGCAGCCATTATACGATAATCTCTCATTCTACCGCCTTTATTTTCTTCTACATTAGCATATACTAAAGCACTATAATTACCATCAACTGCAATTTGACCTGTACCAGTATTATTGAAATCATTATTATAAAAAATAGAATTTTTAGCTAACGCTTCAACTCTTCGCATACCAGTATCCTGGAATGTATCATACTTAGGATTTAAATCACCAAGAACTTTATTAAAATCTACAGACTGATATGGTAATTTATTAACTAGATTCTTTAAGAAACCAGATTGTCCTGTGTTATTTTGTTGGTCGGCCATTATTATTATTTAATACTTATTCTACTATAATAAACGTACTACTTAAACCTCTACCACATAAAGTATCCATATAGGATGAGTCAGAAAAATCATAACCTGCTTTATTTAAAGGTATAAATCTAATTTTACCATCTGATATAGACGGTAAATTAAAAATTATTGTGTTATCATTTAGGATTGTAAATGGTATAGATTGACCAGATACAGCCGGCTGTCTACTGAAATTAGATATAGATGTTAAATTTGTATATACTGTTTCATTATTCGTACTAAACAATACAGTCTCTGTATGTGTAAAGCCTGTACCGTTTAAAATTATACTACCGGATGTGTTCGGAGCAATAGTTAAATTATCTTGCAATAAAACTCCATCATAAAAAATATCTGTTATAAAAGGTGAACCAGCTACCTCTCGAGATATAAATCTATCATTACCAGATAGGGATTCTAAATTATCATAATATTCTAATTTAGTTTCATTATAAAAATTAGTATCTATAAAGAATATATTACCGCTTGGATTATCTGTATCTTTAAACAACCAACCTTTAATAGTAAATGATGTATCTGCAGTAACTCTTGCTTTCTGATTCGATGTTAATTCAGTAGGGTAATTCATACTAACGTCACCATTCCATAAAACTTCACTTCTAATTTCTTGATCAACACTTAAATTAAATTTTTCAGGTACTTTCCACGATATAACTACATATGGGTTACAAAAAGGTACAAAATTGCTTAGTATTTGATCCATATCAGTTTGATATCTAGTAAGAACAGAAACTGATAAATTAATGTTAATCGGTACTGGTGCTTTAATATGTCTTGATACTTTTTCTTCTCCTACCTCACCTTGATAATAAAAGCCATCCAATTTATTAAAGACTCGAGATGAATCTCTAGAAATATTACTCACGTTTACCGATACAACTGGTAAAGTTAAAGTTTTGTTTTCATTTACCAGATCATATAATACTCTTTGTTTAGGAGCATATACATATCTAACATTAATTTTATCCTTTTCTACCCTATCTCTATTAAACCTACCTATGACAATATCATCAAACGCAGCGACAAACTGCGTGAGCATATCTTTAATTTCGAAATAAAAAGGTCGAGCTTTCACTTAATTATTTATCCCAAGGAAACTGTAACCAACTGGTACTATATACAGTATTACCAGAAATAGTATTTAAATCTTGAAATTCGGTACTATCTCTCTTTATTAAACTAGCAAAACAAATATTATCCCCGGCAATACCGTACTGCGATAATAAAATTGACTTTACCGCAGTAAATGTACGACCACTATCATTAATGTCATCAACAACTAATATCTTATTATTTTTATCAATACTTTCAGGTTTTTGATATACTAGTGTTTCAAGATATTTGCCATCATCTTCTCTTGTGCTAATACCTAAATTATGTAGATCTAATATACCAAGTTTATAACTAAGAGCTGCACCTGGTATAAGACCACCTCTACCTAACGCAATTATACTATCAAACTTTATACGTTTATGTAGTATCTGATCTGTTAAGCAATTAATTAAAAAATCTATATTATCCCAGTCTAGTTTTAGTATATCTCCCACATACTAATTATAGCATATAAAACGTAATAATCAACTCATTTGCTTAATAATAGAAGTATATAAATCAATTTTACTCTTTAATATAGCACCTGTTACATTTTTATCAATTAATTTATGTATATCATTTTTTAAACCATCTAGTAACTTATCTGCTTGACTGCTATCGATCACACCAAAACCTTTAATCACCATTTCTTCATCTCCACTTATACCATTGGATATAAAAGGAGCTCCTTTTACTTTAGATGCATTAGTTGTAGGTACACTATATTTAGCATAAGAAGGCTTACCTTGATTAGGCGTATACTTACCATAATTTTTATCATTGTTTCTTTGCTGCATAGAAGCAATTGCTGATTGATTTAAATTACTTTCGTAAAGATTAAAAATATTTGATTGATCACTCATTATTATTATTTATTATAAGAAAATTTAATAAATATATTAAAATGGAAAAGCCTATTACTTTCTTTCGCTCCTTTTTGGAAAATATTAATTTTGCTACTTTTTTTCTAGCAGCAATAGGAGCTCTAGCTGCTCTTTG